TTATTCAAATTTTGGCTTGGATTTCAGTTAAGCCACAGTATCAACAAGGTTTACATCGTAAGTGGGAACGTTTCTCCCCTACACAGTACGCTTATCCGGATTTTGCGTTGATCGGGGAACAGGCGGTAAATTGCCGAGAGGTCTTCTTTGACGTTACTGATAACACATATAACAACACTGTTTTTGGTTATCAACGTCAATATGCTGAGTATATGGAACTTTTGAACCAGACTACCGGTCAAATGGTTAGTGATTATGATTATTGGAATATGACTCGTCAGTTTACTAATGGTGCTGGTCCCACTTTGGATTCTGCTTTTATTCAGCAAGACGCTGATCAGCGTCCATTTGCTGTTACGAATCCTGCTACTCATCCGTTTATTTGCCAATTTGTTCATCAAATTGAAGCTGTTCGTCCTCTTCCTCGTTTTGAAGAGGAATATCGTATTATATAAAGGAGTTAATTATGTCTATTGATCCCAGATCAATTTTTATCGGAAAGAATTTCCGTATTCGTCATCCGCATAAGACCGTTTACGGTCCTAATCGTGCAGATCAATCTGCTCGTGTTTCTATGGATGACATTGTTCGTAAGTTTAGGACTACTAATGTCCGTCCTATTGGAAATGCTGGTGCGTTTTCCTATGATTTGTCCGAAGACTTATCTAAGCTAGATTTAGCCGATTTACAGGTTAGGGAGCGAGATTTATCTAAGCGACTATCCGATTCAGAGGCTAATGTTAAGGCTATTAAGTCTAAGTTAACTACAGCGCAGGCGAAGCCGGCCACGAAGGTGGGCGATGTAGTTCCGCCGGCTACAGCCGGCGGGTCAGGAAGTGCCACGTAGTGGGTCACTTCCGTTATTTATATGTGGCCCCCATTTTGGGGGCCTTTTCCCTTGATCTACTTGTTTATCAAGGGTTTAATGACAGGTTTTAACTTGTCATTTTTTTATTTTTTGGTATACTTTTTTTAAAAAGGAGATTTTTTATGGGATTACTTGATGATATTGGCAACTTTGTTGAAAAGACGATTAATCCGGCTTTGACTACTATTAATCCCGTTTTAGGCCTCGGTAAGATGGCCTTTGATGCCGTTTCTGGTACTAATGCTTATAATCAACAGAATGTTGATAACCAGATTACTCGCAATCGCGAGGATACGGCTATTCAGCGACGTGTCGCTGATTTAAAAGCTGCGGGCTTGTCCCCAGTTTTGGCTGCTGGTTCGGCTGCTGGTGCCGACGCTGTGCGTGTTGGTTCTCCGCCTCAGGCGGGTGCTGACGATTTACCTAATCGTCTTATGACTCAGGTGAGTCTTTCTAATGCTACTAAGCAAGGTGCTTTACTTGATGCACAGACTGCTAAGGCTAAAGCTGAGACTACTGGTCAAGGTATCCAGAATGCTATTTCTTCTAGTGATTTGGAACATCGTGGTAAGGGTCAGATTCTTGATAAGATTATTCATGGTGGTAGTGCTATAGGTACTGGTTTACTGCTTAATCGTTTTTTGCCCGGATCTAAGGGCTTGTCTAAATTTGCTAAATGGGGTAAGCCTAAGCTTAACCCTGCTGCTATTAAGCGTGGTTTTAATCAGATTAAATAGGGGGTGATTTTATGAAGTATGTTCACAATATGTCTGCTAAGGTGCGCCAAGCTCCTTCTACGTTTTCTTATGCTCGTCGTCGCATGCATCCTTTGAATTCCGCTTACAATTTACGTGGCGGGATAATGTTGGCCTAAATATATGGCTTGCAATTTTCCAAAGGTATTTAATGGTGCCCCCCGTCCCTGCGGGGGTTGTTGGGGGTGCCGTTTAGATCGCAAAGCTCAATGGGTTTTGCGTCTTAAGCACGAATTGTGCTATTACAAGAAATCTTGTTTTATTACTCTAACTTATGAAGATGATTCTGTTTTTTCCCTCTGCAAAGAGGATTTTGTTTTATTTAAGAAAAGAATGAATGAGCATTTGCTCAGAAAGTATAAGGTGAAAGGTGTTAAATATTTCTTGGTCGGTGAATATGGCGATAAACTCGGGCGCCCGCATGGGCATGCCATTGTTTTCGGTTTTGATTTCAGAGAAGTTGATAAGTTTAAATTAAATGGTAAGCCGAAGAATGAGGATAATTTCTTAGCTAGAGTTTGGTCTCATGGTTTTGTTCATGTTGGTGATGTTACCCCTCAATCTATTGGTTATGTTGCCGGATATTGTATGAAGAAGATTAACGGCAAGAAAGGTAAGGAAATTTATGAAGCTAATGGTTTGGAGCCTGAATTTATTCTCGCATCTAAAGGAATTGGTTATCGATACTATATGGATTTTCTTCGTAAGGCTGCTAAGAGAGGGTCGGAGCTTAAGATCCCCGTCGGAAAAGGATTATCGAGATCTTGGCCTCAATTCTATAAGCGCAAGCTCTCAGGTAAAAAGTCCTATGGTTTTATCAAACGAGGAGAAAGTTTTAGCAGTTTTAAGTCACGGAAAGAGTCTTTACGAGTTGAAGACGTTTTTGAAGGCAGAGAGGAATATCGAAAGCATTCCACCAAAAGATTCAAAGAATCTCTTGCCGATGCTGAAAGCAAGGCATCCGAACGCGCATTGGGTTCGGGCCGTTCAGGTCGGGAGCAACTCGAACTTGAATCGGCTCAGAGAGAGCTAGACGCAAAGTTGCGTGCTCAACGAAAGGAGGTGTGAAATGGATTTAACTATTATTTTGGATACTATTTATAAGATTTTGTCTACTAGTTCTTTAGTAGTTTTAGCTGTTCTTAAAGCTTTAAGAGTCGAGAAGAATGCTTGATTTTTATGCTGTTTTATGGTTTGTTTTTTTAATATGGTTAACTGAAAGGATTTAATAATGAAAAAAGTAGATTTAGAGTCATGTATTGGTTTTTTATTTCCCTCTGAGGATGAAGTGAGTACTGTTTTAATTCGTGTAGAGCAAAAGACCGGTAAGGCTTTTTTTGGCGATGTGTGTATTTGTCCTTATGATTTAAAGAATGTTGAAGGTTCCATTGCACTTTGGATTTATGTTTATTTGGTATTAGATCATCTCGGTTATGATGTTGATTTAGCGTCTGTCAAGTTATTTTATGTCCCTCAATTTTTACAACAAAAATTACCATCGAAAGGATAATTTTATGCAACCAAGGATTCCAGTCCCTAAGATTTCTTCTGCGAAGCCTAATCAAACTGGTGTGGGTTCTGCCCCCCAAATTGGTCGCTCCGCTTTTAATTTGTCTCATCAGGTCGGTACTACTATGCCTCTTAATGGACTTGTCCCGCTTGCGTCGTTTGAAGTTTTACCAGGGGACGTTATTAAAGGTAGTACGGCTGGCCTCATTCGTACGATTCCTATCAATTCTGCCCTTATGCACGAACTAGAAATTAAGTTCGTTGCTGTATATAACCCATTACGCATAATTTGGGATAATGCGCCTCAATTTTTTAATAATGGTATTTCTGGCGTTGGAACGCCGATCGTGGCTCCAACGGCTCAATGGGGCAGTGCTGGCTGTGGTTATGTAGTGACTCAAGGTTCTTTAGCTAATTATTTGGGTCTTCCAGTTGGTTTCGGTACTACTTTATTTCCTGAGATTTCTCCTCTTCAGTTTCGTGCTTACAATAAGTTTGTTAATGATTGGATGATCAATACTAATATTGATACTCCAATAGCTACTTTTACTTCTGATGGTGATACTGATGAAGATAATGAAAATTATGATTTATTTGTTCCCCGTTGGCAGAAAGATTATTTTACTTCCGCCTTTTTGACCCCGCAGGCTGGACCTGCTGTTGAAATCTCTATTGGTGGTCACGCTGCTATTGTCGGTTCTGGTAATGGTATTATTGATGCTGTTCAATTTGCTGTTGATAATACTCCCGGTACTTTTAATCCTCCTATTGGTCAAAATACCAATAATCCTCAAACATTGGCTGTTGATGGTGCTGGTACCGCTTTAGAAGAGATTCATACTTATTTGAATGATAATGCTATTGCCGCTGAGTTATCGGCCGATTTGTCTACTGCTACTGGTATTTCTGCTATCGTTCTTCGTGAGTTGATGGCTACTCAACGTTTTAAAGAAAAGGCTATGCGTGCTGGTTTAGGTACTACTGCTGGTCGTCATATTTCCTATTTACGTGAGTTTTATGGCGTCATTTCTAGTGACGCACGTCTTCAACGAAGTGAACTGATTTCTCATTGGAAGGCTCCTATTATTATTTCTGAAGTTGTTCAAACTGGTGAGTCTGGTACTACTCCGCAAGGTAATATTGCCGGTCATGGTATTACTGGCGTTGAAGGTGATCACTGGACCTATGCTTCGGAAGAACATGGTTTTATTCAAATTTTGGCTTGGATTTCAGTTAAGCCACAGTATCAACAAGGTTTACATCGTAAGTGGGAACGTTTCTCCCCTACACAGTACGCTTATCCGGATTTTGCGTTGATCGGGGAACA